TTGGAGAACTTCGCGGACAAAATCGGCCGCGAGTTCCTGTTACGCAAAGATATTCGAACGAGTTTACTGGCGTGGGCGCACTTTGCACTTGCACCGAAAGGCCAGGTGCCGGCAGCGCACCACCGCATGATCATTACGGCGCTTGAAGCGCTGAGCCGCGGCGAGACGCGGCGATTACTGGTTTTGATGCCGCCGGGATCCGCGAAGAGCACGTACGCGAGCCTGCTGTTCCCGGCCTGGTGGATGGCATGCCATCCCGGTGGCGCAATCATCCTGGCAAGCCACACGGCAAGCCTGGCTACACATTTTGGCCGCGGCGTGCGGTCGCTGGCCCAGGAGCACACGGCACGGCTGCAACTCGGAATTCGCGATGACTCGCGGGCGGCGGGGCGGTTTGCAACTCACCAGGGCGGCGAATTTTTTGCCGTTGGGGTGAACGGCGCGGTGACCGGGAGACGCGCCGACCTGGCGTTGCTGGACGACCCGATTGCCTCGTTCCTTGACGCGGAAAGCGTGGCGGCGCGTGACCGGCTATGGAATTGGTATCGCTCAGAGTTTGTTACGCGTTTGAAACCGCAGGCCTGCATGGTGGTGACGATGACGCGCTGGCACCGCGACGATCTGGCGGCGCGGCTTATGCAGCAGGGCACCTGGACGACATTGCGCCTGCCGGCGCTGGCGGAAACGGATGACCCGATGAACCGAGTTCCAGGGGCAGCGCTTTGGCCTGATTGGGAGACCCGCGAAGACCTGCTGGCCAAACAGTTGCTACTGGGCGATCCCGCATTCGCCTCGTTATTTCAGCAGTCGCCCGAGCCCGAGAGCGGCAAGTTATTCGATATGAGCAAGCTGGCTCTGTGCGATGAAACACCAATCGGCGATGCTGTGCGGGCTTGGGATTTGGCCGGCACGACTGAATCAGCGCATGATCCTGATTGGACGGCCGGTGTAAAACTGGTGCGCGGGGCGGACGGAAGATTTGTGGTGGATGACGTGTGCCGCGTGCGCGTCGGCAGCGGCGATTTGTGCCAACTGCTGCGCGGCTTCGCCGAGCGTGACGGGCTGGCGGTGACCGTGGGGCTACCGCGTGATCCTGGCCAGGCAGGGCTGTATCAAGTGCAAATGCTGACTAGGGAACTGAGTGGCTATCACGTAGTATGCGGCCTGGAAGCGGGTTCCAAGGCGTTGCGGGCGCGCGGCGTGGCATCGCAAATTTGTAACGGCAACGTGGCACTGCGGCGGGCGGAATGGAACGAGATATTTCGTGCGGAGCTCGCATCTTTTCCACATGGCCGCAAGGACGATCAGGTAGATGCCCTATCACGTGCGTTCACGCTGCTGACGACCGGCGGCGCGACGGCGCGCTATACGTTCGTGCCATACTTGGGCCGCTAGGAGTGCACCGTGCTCAGTACAATTTGCGGTTTAATCCCGGTTGACCGGGACTTCCCGGCGCGTACGCGGAAGCTGGATATCTTCCGGCGTGTTCTGAATGGCAGTCTTTACGACGTTTTGCCATATTCGTTCCACGACGAGCGCACTGGTTCGGGCGAGTATATTCCGCTGCGGCAGCGCCAGCCATCGGTTCGGTATACGTTGGCGCGAATCGTGGTGGAAGATAGCGCTGCGTTGTTGTTCAGTGAAGGGCATTTTCCCGCCATAGTCTCACCAGATCGGGCCGTGCGCGATGCGATCGCTGCGCTGGCGCGTGCTACGCGCCTGAACAGCATTATGATGTCGGCCGCCTTGCGCGGCAGCATCGGCTCCGTGGCCATATTGCTACGCGTGCTGCGGGGGCAAGTACATCTCGATGTCATGGACACGCCCTACCTTACACCGGTGTGGTGGGCTGATGCGCCAGATACGCTGCAGAGCGTAACGGAATGCTACAAGGTTGACGGCCCGGATCTGATTGCGCGGGGTTACACCGTTGCCAACCGTGACACCGAATACTGGTTCATGCGGCGATGGGATCAGACGTGGGAGCATTGGTATTGCCCGACCCAGGTCGGTGGTGCATTACCCTCCGTGATCGATGGGGATCGCAGCGTGCGGCACGGCATGGGTTTTGTGCCCATTGCATGGATACGCAACCTGCCAGGCGGCACCGAGGTGGACGGCCGTTGCACATTCGAGGCGGCAATTGAAACCACTATCGAAATCGATTATCAGCTTAGCCAGGCCGGTCGCGGATTGAAATACAGCAGCGATCCGACATTGCTGATACGCGAACCCGCAGGCATGGACGGCACGATGATACGTGGTGCCGCCAACGCCCTGGTGGTAAGCGAAAAAGGCGACGCCAAGTTGTTGGAAATAGGCGGCACGGCGAGCCAAGCAGTAATAGATTATGTTCGGACATTACGGGAACTGGCGCTTGAGAACGTGCATGGCAATCGCGCCGAGGCAAACCGATTGACCGCTCCCGCCAGTGGGCGCGCTCTGGAATTAATGAACCAGGGCCTGGTTTGGCTGGCCGACAACCTCCGCGTGAGCTACGGCGAAGCTGGCATTCTAGCAATCGCTCGGATGATGCTGCGTGCGCACAGTATCTACAAACTCAAGGTCGATGGGCACACTTTGCCTGAGCTCGACAGAGAGGCCCCGATGATCCTGCGGTGGCCGGATTGGTATCCCGCCGATGCAGCCGACCGCCAGCGGGACGCACAAACTATCATCGCCTTGGTACAGGAGGGCCTGATAGCCCATGAGGATGGGCGGCATATGATTGCAGTAAATTACAACATTGAAGCACCGCCAGCAGGCAATGAGGCTATCACCGAGGTAACTAAATGAATGAGGCAGAGCCGGCTGTGGACGTGGGCGACGATCCGATCGCTCTCAAGCAGCGCAATGAGCAGCTGGTAGTCGAATTACGAGAAACGCGGCGTAATGCGGATCAGCGCCTGATCCAGGCGATGTTGAAGGCGGCAGCGTTGAGAGATGGAATGATCGATCTTGACGGTCTGAAGCTTGCTGAAACCACTCACCTTGAGGTCGACACGAGTGGCGAGGTGCCGGGAGCGGCGGCGGTTATTGGCCGCCTTCGCCGTGCAAAACCCTGGCTGTTCGCGGGCGCCAATTCAAGCAGCCTGACCAGCCCGCCAGCAACAGCAGAACATCGAACAAAGCTTGCGACCGAAATGAGCTTGCAGGAGTGGCGGTCCGCACGCTCGGACCTCGTTCGTCGGCGGTAGGCACAATTCCGCCGGACAGCCGGCGCATACCGATCTTATCAACCCTGGGCCGACGGCTCGCTGCATTGAGGTGCTTACATGGGAATTCAGAATTTTCCGCCGGCGCTACAACCAATCATTCAACAGGGGTTTCTTGAGCGCGAGTTTCAGGAAGCCCTGCGCTCGCGCCTGGGCTACCGCGCCGTCGCGGACCGCGAGGAGTTCGCGGTTGGAATTGGTGAGACCTTGACGAAGACAAGGGCTGGGTTGCGGCCAGCCGTCACGGTGCCGCTGGCACCAAATGCCAATACGAACCTCGACAATGGCTTGACCCCGGGCAGCTGGGGCGTGGAGCAATATACCCTTACGCTGAACAATTATGCGTCGACCATGGATCTCAACATGGTGACGTCGCGTGTTGGTATCGCGAGCCAGTTTCTACAGAATGCATACGTAAACGGCGAGCAGGCGGCGCGAAGCCTCGATGACCTGGCGCGCAACTCGCTGTTTGCCGCCTATTTCGCAGGAAATACGCGGGTACGGACGACACTCGGCGCAACGGGGCCGGCAATCACCGTTGACGATGTCCGCGGGTTCCAGACGGGGTTCGTGTACGGTGTGCAGCAGGCAGTTTCACCGACCAACGTGCTTGCCGTGACGGTGGGTGCAAATGTATATACGTTAATCGGCGCTACGATCGACACGGTCAATGTCTCGACGGCGCCTGGTGGCGTTTCTGGTGTGCTGACGTTCTCGGCTAATGTTACCGTCAGCGACGCAACCGCGGGGAATACCGTGGCGTCGTCCACATCGTCCCTGGTGCTGCGGCCAAATGGCCGCACCAATAGCCTGCAGCTTCAGGTAGGCGATACACTGGCAATGGCAAATGTCCTTGACGCTGTAGCGAACTTGCGACTGAACGCAGTGCCGGACATGGATGGCGCCTACAATTGCTATCTCGATCCCATTAGCGCCCGTCAATTGTTTGCCGACCAGGATTTTCAGCGGCTGTTCGTTGGCGCGTCATCGGCGAATGAGATCTTCCGGCCAGGCCAGGGCGTGGTAAATGAATTCTTGGGCTTGCGCTTTGTTTTGACAAACGAATCCTACGTCCAGGCCCATCCCACACTTCCTGCCACGGTAATCCGGCGACCAATTGTGGTTGGAAAGGGCGCCCTTATAGAGGGCGATTTCGCAGGAATGGCAGCTGACGAGGTGGCGCCGGCCAACTCTATCGTTTCACTCGTCGACGGTGTATGCATGGTTACGCGTGAGCCAATTGATCGGCTGCAGCAGATCATTGCTCAATCTTGGTATTGGATCGGCGGATTTTGCGCGCCGTCCGATACGACAACCAATAGCTCGACGGTTGCGACGGCTACCAATGCCAACTACAAACGCGCAGTAATGATCGAACACCTTGGCTAAGGGCGCTCTTTCTGAGTGCTCCGCCATGACAAGCCAGGCGAAGTGCTGGCTAGGCGTTCGAATGATTGCGTGAGTGCAGGTGAGATGTTTACCGATCAGCAAAAGACTGACATTAGGCGCTATTGCGGATACCCGGCTTATGGTGCCGACGCCGCCGGAAATCTCGGATGGAGATTTTTCACAGCGTACGGCACTTTGGAGTACCGCATGAATAATCTCAGCCCTGCTGAGGAAGCGGCCACGATGGGATACCTTACAACCCTAAACCTGCTTGAACAGGCGGTGCCATCTGCGGGGGCCAATCTTGACACCGAGAGCGCGGCGGAATGGCAGCGTAATCCAAACGAACTGACGGATCGGCTGCGGCTGTTCGATGGGTGGCGGCGGCGGCTCTGCGCATTTCTCGGTGTGCCGCCGGGGGATGGCCTGGGGTGCAGCGGCGTTTCCTGGGTGGTGTGATGGACGGATCCACGATTCAGGATCGCCGAAGCAGGGCCTGGGGACTCGTTGCGCGCTATATCGGCCAGCAGTATATCGTATACAAACCAAACGGCAGCGCCAACCCGGTAGCAAGCCGCAATCGTGTTATTAAACTCACAGCTCGGTTTACGCCTGGAAACGCCGGAGCACCGGGCGTTTTGGGGTACGGTGGCGTGCTATGGCGCGGCACATTCGATTCTCTTTATACGAAACCTGGCTACTATCTGGTGGATAACGATGCCACTTTCTTTGTTGCATCGCAATGGTCGCTGCAGCCGATACAGTGCATTCGAACGACTGACACGATTACAATTGCGCGCACACAAATGACACCGCCAGGGGCCTATAGTGGCTTCGTGTCCGAATTGGCACAGCAAATCATCGTATCGTGGCCCGCCTGCCTGATGGCCAACTCCACGCATATTGGCGGCGGGCTGCCGGAGGCAAGTTTCGGTAACTGGACAGCGTATTTGCCGGTATTGCCCGCGCAACCTCAGGTCGCCGACGTGGTGACCGACTTGCAGGGGCGCTTCTTTGTTGTGAGCTCGGCCCAACTCAGTTCATTAGGCTGGCGCCTGACAATGCGACAGATAGACGGCTAAACAATGTAACTCTGTTAATGGCTGCGGTTAGCGTAATCGGCTGCCATGGTCTTCATCGTGCGACAAGAGGAAGGCCGGAAAGTTGTCAGTGGATCGCTTACATGTCATTACCGCGAGGTTCAATCCGCTAAGGTGGCAGGCACCTGATCGGAACTACCGTGACTGGGTAACACACATCCTCGATTCCGGTGCGCTCTTAACCGTCGTTGAAGTGCAGTATGGCGCCCGACCGTTCGCATGTGAACTACCGAACGTAAATCATGTCGGATTGCGGGCTAACAGCTGGGCCTGGAGCAAGGAATGCGCGATCAACGAGGGCATTAAACGCCTTCCATCCGCTGAATACATTGCCTGGGGTGATGCTGACATATGGCATCGGAAGTGCGGTTGGGCAAATGAGACTGTGGAATACTTGCAACATTACCGTGTAATTCAAACTTGGACCCGGGCGTTGGATCTTGGTCCACACGATGAGTTAATTGGTGTACATAGCTCATTCTGCTCGCAATACCATTTGGGCGCACCTCTGGTCGCGGACGGTCCGCGGTTTTGGGTGTTCGATGGCGGCTACGCCACGTATCCCCATAGCGGCTATTTTTGGGCCTGCAGACGTGAATTCCTTGACTGGACCGGCGGCCTATTCGAACTTGCTGGCATGGGAAGTGCAGACCACCACATGGCCCTCGCGCTGGTGGGCAAGGTGGATCGGAGCTATCCGGCGCAGACCAATTCAACCTATCGCGATCATCTGCGCCGGTGGCAAAACAGAGCGCAACGTTATGTCAACGGACGTTTGGCGGCGTTGCCGGGAACTATTGAACACAGATTTCATGGCAGTAAGCAGAATCGGGGCTATCTCGCGCGCTGGGAGATGTTTGTCCGACACGGATTTGATCCTGATACCGACCTGAAGCGCAACAGCTGGGGCGTGATCGAGTGGGCCGGCAACAAGCCGGAGCTGGAGCGGGAATGGGATCTTTACTTACGCGCCAGACGCGAAGACGACAATTTTGTGTGAGCAATCGCCATGGCCGACATCGCGCACGTTGAAGCGGCACTGGTCGCAGCACTGGTTTCGGCACTGTACCCCAATGGATTAGAAACAGTAGGCGTGTTGGGAACTCCATTGCGCATTCATCGAGGTACGCTGAATAATACCGACTTGAGGTACGATCGCGGCAACCACATCGTCGATATTGGCGTTCATTTGCTGCCGGGCGGGGGGCGAAACACCACACGGTGGGGGGTGCAGGTGACCGAAATGCTGGGCACGCCCAGTCTGACGGTCGGGACTAGTGCAAATTCAGCCACGTTCTTCGGGCCAGCCGCCATCGGTGACCTTGCCGGCGTATTGATCGGGCAAATTGCCTATATCTACCAGGCCAATGCTGGGGATTCGGCTGGGCTAGTGTGTGCCGCGCTGGCTGATAGTATTCGAAGCACCATGATATGCTGGCTGACCGGATCAACACTTACTGTCCCTGGGGTCTCCAGTATTGTCGCCCGCTGCGCCCATCAGGTTGATGCGCTCCAGGAATGGGGGAGGCAGGAACATGGATTTTGCGTCAGCATTGCCGCACAGACTGCCGATTTACGTGATGCGGTGGGTGGCGCTATCGTATCGGCACTGGCCCAGATCGCGTTTCTTACGCTAGCCGATGGAACGGGCGGCAGGCTGCGATATCACGGATTGACCGACAGGGACCGCGAGCAGGGCGCTTCAATCTACCGGCGTGACATCAGTTATGAAGTTGAATTCGGCACGACAAGCGTATCAACCAATCCAACAATGCTGTTTGCCGATCTTGCCTGGAATGGCACAATTATATTAAGTTAGTGGAGAACCCGGCATGGGCAACACTTTAATTGTTGTGCGACCGTTTGGTGCCTATAAAGTTGGTGCTGTGATAGACAACCCAGCGCAGGTCCAAGAGACGCTCGCAGGCGAACATGCACACAACGTCGTACGAATAGCAAGACCTGGACGCAGCGCAGCGAAAAGCCTGGAGGGTTAGGCATGCCGGTATATTTGCAAGGCAACCTGAACACGACGGGGCTGGTTGTACCTGATCTGTACGTGCAAATCGTGGCGCCGCAGAATTTGCTGCTAAACGGCGTTCCTACCAACCTTATCGGTATCGTCGGCAGCGCTAGCTGGGGGCCTGTGAACCAGCCGGTGATCGTTGGGACAATGGCTGATTACGCCGCCAACTTTGGGCCCATTGTGGTCCGTAAGTTTGATATGGGCACAAATGCGGCTACGGCCATCCAACAGGGTGCGACAGGTTTTCGTTGCGTCCGCGTGGCAGATGGATCGCAAACCGCGGCCAGCTTTGCAATCAACACCTTGAACGGAGCCTATTCGGCACTATTTACGGCGCAATACACCGGGGCTGTCGGCAACAGCATGACCCTGTCGATCTCGGCCGGATCGGCTCCCGGGACCTGGGCCTTTACGGTGATGTTACCAGGGCAGTTACCCGAGAAGTTCGACAACCTGGCAGCACCAACGCCGGCGCAGTTCTGGCAGAACCTGGTTAGCGCAGTAAATCTTGGTCAAGGTCCGTTTCGTGGCCCCTCGCAGCTTGTGGTCGCAACGATCGGGACATCGACTTCGGTGCCGCCAGCCCTGCTTGCGCCACAGCCGTTGATCGGCGGGACCGACGGTGCAGCGGCCTTGTCGGCTACTCTGCTCGTTGGTCAGGACACGGTGCCGCGCACTGGCATGTATGCGCTGCGTGCTCAGGGATGCAGTATTGGGTTGCTGTCTGATGCCGATGACCCCACGCAATGGGCTGCGCAGGCGACTTTCGGCAGCAGTGAGGGCCTGTACATGATCCTGACGGGGCCCGCGGGCGACAATATCGCCAATGCGGTGACGGTTATGCAGCAGGTGGGATTGAATTCATTCTCGGCCAAGCTGATGTTTGGCGACTGGATATTCTGGTCTGATCAAGTCAATGGCATGATCCGGCTCACCTCCCCGCAAGGGTTCGTAGCCGGCCGGCTGGCCAATCTTTCGCCGCAGCAATCGAGCCTCAACAAGCCATTGAATAATGTTATTGGAACTCAACGATCAGGTACGCCCGGCAGCGGCCAATCCGCCACCTATAGCGAAGCTGAGCTGCAGGCACTTTTCAGTAACGGCATCGATGTCATTTCTAGTCCTCAACCTGGTGGCACCTATTGGGGTGTCCGGTGCGGGCACAACACCTCCTCGAATCCTGCGACGAATGGGGACAACTACACGCGGATGACCGACTTCATCGCCGCGACGCTGGCCGCCGGCATGGGCCAGTTTGTCGGCCAAGTCATCAACGCCGGCTTGTTCAAGCGCATCCAGTCAACGCAGCTAAGTTTCTTAAACGCTCTGCTCCAACAGGGCATTTTGGGTAGTATTGACGGATCACTCCCGTTCGCCGTAATTTGCGATATTAGCAACAATCCCCCAAGCCGCACTGGCTTGGGGTATGTTCAAAGCGATGCACAAGTGCAATTTCAGGGTATTAACGAGAAGTTCATCGTGAACGTTGAGGGTGGGCAAACTGTCATCGTCCAGCGGCAAATTCTGCCTGGCGCAGGAAGTTGAAGCACGCATTGCTCCTGACCCCACCTGTCCCGACGAATGCATAACAGCCGGCGCATTTTGCTCCACGGCGTAGCGCTTTGGGGTACCACTAACTAATGTCGGATCCATATCGTATCATGCGGTCGCGGAGGCTCGATTAACATGCCACTTAACTCATTCTCGATCGGCCGGGATTGCCAGCTCGTTTTGATGGGTCCCTTTGGACGTGTCGATCTAACCTATGTGACGGGCTTCGAGAGCCGCCAGATTACTCATTCGGTCCGGCTTGATAGATTGGATGGTGTACCCATGGGTGCCGAATTGCCTAAGGGATGGGAGGGCAGCTTTGAGGTCGAGCGTGGGACCAGCGCGGTAGATGATTTCTTTGCTACCACCGAAAATGCATTCTTCAACCAGGGCTCGCTGCCGGCGGGCGTCGTTTACCAATACATCGCCGAAGTAGATGGTTCTGTATCGACATATCAATATGTCGGCGTTGTCTTCAAGCTGGCGAACTCCGGCACTTGGCGGGGCGATGCGAGCGTGCGCCAAAAACTTGAATTCTATGCAACACAGAGGCAACGGCTGTGACCGAGACACCGAGCGCGCGTTTGATCGCGGCTGCACAGCAGGTGGCATTCGTGCACGATAAGATTGGCCGTATCTTAGGCTTGCGCCAGTTAACGGCGCTAGACCGGCTCAGGCTGTTTAAGGTTCTTGGTGCCGAGCTTTCACTGAATCCGGCATATCTTGGTGTTGCAACATTGGCCTATTCTGTACAGGTCATTGACGATGTGCCGGTGCCGCCCCCCGTCACTGAGGCCGCGCTGGAGGGACTTGTTCATCGGTTGGGCGATGCCGGGCTCTCGGCAATTGCCGACGCGCTAACGGTTGCTGTAACGACTGATACGGAGCATGAAAACACGGGAAACTGAGTAGGCACCCTGATCTAACCGACTGCCTCTACCTGGTCAGGAACGGGGTGCCCTTCGATGTCGCATTTTGCTTGCCACCTAACGATAGGTTGGCGTGGATGGTCGCCATCGCACGATTTGACGGCTTCGATTTTGATTTCGAACGATCACAATGGATAGAGACGTAGGCATTTTAGCCGCTCGTGAATGCAGACAAGCATCGGGAGATCATGATTGATGGGCGAACGCTTCCTTGAAGCAACCGGGCAAGCCGCGGCATGGCTCACGAACGCACTTATAATTGGTCGCCGCGACCTTGGCATGGCGCATGTCAAACTCGTTGCGCCCTACGCTGCAGCTCTGTCAACGCGCCGCGTTGGCGGTGGGAGCATCGCGGGCGGAAGCGCCGCCCAACGCCCCAACCGCGCCTTGTCGCTGCATGGATCGCGTGGCAACGCTCTCGGCGCAGGGTCGATCAACGAACATACGTTGTACAGTGGGGAGAATTTCCGCGGCCTTACAGCACGAGGCGACCAGCCCTATGCCGCTGCCGGCCAGATTTCGATCCGCGATCGGGGCACGCTCAAAGCAAGCCGCCCGACGCCGCATGGCAGCACCTCGGCTGCCGGCCTGCGTGACACACCGCTATCTCCGTCGGTTCAATCAGCTGCCGCAGGTGGTGCGGTAGCCGCCTTTGGCCTCGCCCAGCGACCGAATTGGGTTGAAGTTTTGGGCAAATCGCTCCCTAAGGGCAACCCAGGAAGCGGCGTGCAGAGTGCGCAACCTCGACGTGTAACGATAACGATGCAAGACGCAGCCATTTCCTCCCCAACCAGGCGTCCTGCGACCTCCTCACTGCAACGCGTTGACAATTCGGCGCTGGATCCAACAACGAGTGAGGCCACAGTTGGTGGCCGCCGGGATGTTCCGCTGGCTGATGACCTCACTGCTAAGCACGTTCAGCCGAGAAGCATTGTGCAGCTTCCGGTTGCGGCAGGGAACAGCGCCGCCAGCACCCAATATCCGGGTGCGGGGCGCAGGCTCGCTCCGCCGGGTCGCGCCCCGGTCGCACAAATACAACAGTCTGCGGTCCGGCAAGGACACGACGTTCAGCTGCCCGCGCCGTTGGCATCGGGCGCCGTTTCTTCTGGTTTGCAGATGGGCGCGACGGCAACAGCAGGAGCACCGGAGGGCCCCGGCGCGTCAGTATCGACGGAGCGCCAGACGCCAACCGAAGGTGACGTCTATCTTGATGGGACACTCGTTGGGCGTTGGATGGCACGGACGCTGGGACGGGCGGCCGGCAGGCCGGCCAGCGGCGGAACCGCATTCGATGCGACACGAAATAGGCTTCCATCAGGCACCATGATTGGAGCCTGACGAATGGGATTAACGCTCGGCGAGATATTGTTCACGGACTTCGAGGTTCCGGCGTCGATCACCTTTGGTGGTGATCAGACCGTGGCGCTACACCGGTTGCAAAGCGGCGCCCGGGTGATTGACACGTTGGGTCCGAACGATGCTGATATACGATGGAGCGGCGTCATTTCGGGTGCAGATGCGGGCCTCCGCGCTCAAATGCTCGATCAATTACGCATAACAGGAACGGCGGCCAGTCTCACGTGGGACACCTTTTACTTTACAGTCATCATTACCGAGCTCCACTTTTCATTCAACAATAGCTGGTGGATCCCTTACAAGATCCGCTGCATTGTGGCAGATGACCCCAGCATTGAAACCAGCACTAGTGCAATCTCAGTGCTGGCGGCGGTGACTGCTGACCTCGTAAGTGCGAGCGCCTACACGGACGCATCGGCAGCATTAGCCGCCGTAAATGTGGCTGGGGCCGCTGGAGCAGGTAATGCGGCCTACGCGACCGCCAGTACTGCGATTACTGCTTTGTATCAACGTACGTCGGCCTCACTGCAGTCCTTCAATTCATTTTCCGGAGCCGATGTTGCGGCGCTTGCGGCCTCTGCTGGCGCCATCGCGGCGCTGGCTGTCGCTCGCGGCTATATCGGCCGAGCCGCGATCAACTATACGCAAACAGGATAGCGATGCAGACCATAACGGTGACCGGCGGGAACCTATTTGATATTGCTAACAGATTTCTTGGCGACGCTACCGCATGGACTACCATTGCGAGCGCTAATAAACTTACCGACCCTTGGCTCAACGGTGTTGCAACACTTGTAATCCCAACACCATCAAACGGATCGGTCATGGCAATTGTCAAGCAATGAACTTCGCCAGCCAAAACTATGCGTGACAGCCGACGGAATAGAATTGGCCGGCGTTTATGAGGCGGAAATACAATCGCACGCGTTTCTTGGTGCTGATCGCTTTAGCTTCGGTGCGTCATTAGGCGTGAATGAGGCAGTTGCGTACACCCGGGTCCCGTTACGAATAGAAATTACCATAGAATTGGAAGGCGCAATTTCCAAGCTGCTGACCGGACAGGCCGACAGAATTGATATCGATCCTGTACATAATGTTGTGCAGGTTGGTGGGCGCGACCTTACCGCCCAGATGATAGGCGCACAGACGCGCGAAAGTTTTGACAATAAAACCTCGAGCGAGGTGGCGACATTGCTCGCAAACCGGCACGGGCTGACGGCAGCGGTTTCGGCTACGTCTGCGCTCATTGGCCGTTATTACCAAAACTCGTATACCCGGACCGCCGTTAGCCAGCATGGCCGCGTCACCACCGAATGGGATCTTCTATGCTGGCTCGCTCAGCAAGAGGGATACGACGTTTGGGTTGATGGCACAACATTATGGTTTCAACCGACTGCACCGACAGCAGCACCGATCTCTCTTACGCCGGCGGATTGCATTCATATGCAGCTGTCGCGCGACATGGACATCGCAAATGGCTTCAAAGTAGAGGTGAGAAGTTGGAACTGCGCCATGCAGCAACTAATCAGCGAGACCGCCAGCTATCAATTAACTGCCGGCGCTTCTGCCAATATGATTACCTTGCGGCCGAACCTGTCGAGTGATGCCGCCAGGCAGCTGGCGCAACGCATCGCCGGCCAACTAGGCAACCACGAGCGCCAGGTCACATACGAAGTGCCGATAGACCTAACGACAACCGTACGGTCACTGCTGCAACTCTCAGCCACCAACACTGACTTCGATGGAGCGTACGTAGTTTCTGAGGTGATGCGAACTTTTTCATATCGCACCGGTTTTAGCCAGCGTGTCATTGCGAGGCAATTTACATGGACGAATTCCTGAATCTCGTCAAAGGCCAGGCCACTCAGTTGGATCAAGCCTGGGCACAACCGCGCGTCGCGGTTGTCAGTTCTTGCGATGCCGCGACCTACACTGTGCGGGTGCTCATTCAACCCGAGGGAGTACTGTCCGGCTGGATTCCCGTAACAACGAACTGGGTGGGTAGCGGCTGGGGCCTTGCATGTTTGCCGCAGCCTGGTGACCAAGTTGTCGTTGTTTACCAGGAAGGAGACGCCGAACAGGGTATCGTCGTCGGCCGCCTCTGGTCAAATAATGTTCCTGCGCCGATTGCGCCGGTCGGTGAGTTGTGGTTGGTGCATGCCACCGGATCAACAATCCAACTAAAAAACGATGGTTCAATTCACACCCAAGGGTTGACATGGTTCCACCAGGGCGATCTGGCGGTGACAGGTAACATTTCCGACTACCATGGGTCTCTAGATGCCCTTAGAAATCACTACAATATACATGAACATCCGCCTGCCACCTCGCCACCTGTGCCAATCGATTAAGGAGTTCTCGTTTTGCATGACGTTGACTTGCCTTGGGCCGAGGATATTCAACCCAGTCCTACAGGGGACATATTGCTTGTGTCGAATAGCGCCCTAGGCCAGCAACGTGTGCTACGCCGGCTGCTGACGAATGAAAATGATTACGTCTGGCAACCGCTATATGGTGCCGGTCTGGGCGAATTTGTCGGCGCAGTCACAGATTCCAGGCGTATCGTTGGTAGTATACGGAAGCAGTTGTTTGAAGAGGCAGTCGTGGCGCGGCTGCCGCATCCAGTTATAGATGTTACAATAATAGACTTTGGCAGTGTATATGTCGACCTCCGGTATTGTGATGCCGCATCGATAACAACGCAATTCTTGACATTTACAGTGAACGGTTGACATGCAACTTCCAGTTCAGACTTTCTCCGCATTTGTTGAGCAAATGGCCGCAACACTGCAGGGTACTTCATCGAAGCTTATAGACCTGACCGTTGGCAGCGTGCTGCGCGCGTTACTGGAGGCGTGTGCGTCAGTCGCATTGTGGCTACAGTGGATGATCCTGCAGGTGCTGGCAGTAACACGAGCCGCAACAAGTACCGGAAGCGATCTTGATAGTTGGATGGCAGACTTTCAGTTCTATCGATTGCCGGCGTCTAATTCGGTGGGAATAGCGACATTTGGCCGTTACGCACCAGGATTACCCGCCACCGTTCCAGTGGGATCGACTGTGCGTGTGCAGAGCGGACCGCAAACGTTTGACGTGACGGCGCAGCCAACGAACCCGACTTGGAATGGTGCCAATGGCTATACAATCCCGGCGGGGACTACGGCTATCGACGTTCCCGTTGCGAGCAGCCTGCCTGGCGCGTCCGGCAATGTGCAGGCAGGTGCGATTGTACTTCTAGCCTCACCGATAGCAGGAGTGGATACTGTCACTAACCTACTTCCGACAGTCGGCGGGGCCGATGCCGAAAACGATGCTGCATTTCGCAATCGTTTCACGCTTTATATTAATTCCCGCTCCTTGGCAACGGCTGTTGCAGTTGAAAATGAATTGGCTAGCCTGCGGCAAGGTTTACGCTTTAATATTTTAGAGAATCAAACATTCCTCGCTGTGGCACAACCCGGGACATTTTCCGTTATCCTAGATGACGGGACAGGAAGCCCGAGCCAGGCCCTGTTGAGCGCCGCGGCGGCAGCGGTTGATACGGTCCGCCCGATCGGGTCCACTTTTAGCGTTAATGCACCCTCTATAACGCCAGCTTCAATCGAGGTCACGATCGAGACATCCAATCCCAATACTCTAGCGGTGGTTGCAAGCGATATACAAACAGCTATTCTTGCATGGATATCGAGCTTGCCAATCGGCGGTACGCTAGCGGTATCCAAGTTGGAGGCAATTGCACACATGACTGATGCAAGCGTAATAAGTGTAATCAGCGCCACAATCAATGGTACAACAACGGATTTGAGTGCGCCTTCGAATAGCATAATCTCGCCGCTCTCAGTCGTGGTAGGTTGAAATGTTGGGAGACCCCGCCGACATGGCGAAAAGGCTGCGGGCTATAATACCATTCGGATGGTTCAGTGACACGGCAACTACCCTTCAGGGTCTGCTTGAAAGCGTTGGGACGGCGTGGTCGCTGGCATACGGGTTGATTCAATTTGTAATTCAACAGGCCCGGATCTTGACCGCGACAGGGTCGTTTCTCGACGCCATAAGCACTGACTTTTTTGCTACTAAATTGCAACGGCGGACTCTCGAGAACGATGGCGGATTTCTGACGAGAATTGAGGATGAACTGCTAAGACCACGAGGAACCCGCGCAAGCATTAACCTGGCGCTTACACAACTGACAGGCAATGCACCAGTCATTTTCGAACCACGTCTTACATCGGATACCGGCGGGTACAGTAGCGGCGGAATTGGCTACAGCATTGCCGGCGGCTGGGGGAGTTTTTCGCTGCCCTTTCAATTCTTCATTACGGCGTTTCGGCCGCGTGGCGGCGGCATTGCACAGCTTGCGGGATATGGAACAGGTGGCGTTCCGACCTACGGTTCCCTCGGCATGGTACAGGCTCAGGTTTCCGATACTCAAATATTCGCATCGATTCCTCCGCTACTTCCAGCTGCAACCATCGCGTGGGCACGCATTCTTTAGTGCGCGCTGGCAGCACTTGCTTTCAAGTCAATTCCACTAACTCATAATAAGGCAGATGACGCTATGGACCGGCAAATTGTTTACCCCGGCTCGATCCCGCTCGACACGGATGTGCTAAATATCCAGCGTAATATTATGATATCGATTGGCGCACTGGCGCAAGTTGTGCTCGGAACAAATATCGTGGTTGATGGGCTGGTTTGTTCACCAACGCAGCCCGCGTCAATGACGGTTTCGGTAGGAGCCGGCAGCATCACGCAGTATGGCGTCGTGGATAACAACCCGTTCGGGTCGTTACCGGCTTTGCCAAATGCGCCATTGTTACGTATTGCTGCAATCATCACGCCCACGAGCTTCCAACTGACAGCGCCGTCGGGTTCCGGCCAGGCTATCAATTATTTGATCGAAGCCAGCTTTCTTGAAGCAGATGCAACACCTGTTGTGCTACCATACTATGACGCCGACAACCCCGCGATACCCTATAGTGGCCCGGGCAATTCTGGCGCTGCGCAGGACACGCAGCGACTGCAACAAGTGCAATTGCAAATGAAGGCCGGGCCTCCTGCGCCAATCGGAAGTCAGTCCACGCCGGCCATCGATGCCGGGTGGGCGGGGCTTTATGTGCTCACTGTGGTAACCGGACAGACCACGGTGACCGGCGCGAATATTGTCAGATTTGCGACCGCGCCTTTTATTACGTGGAAGCTGCCACAATTGTCGCCCGGCACACAAAATCTTGTAACGTTCACGACCTCGACGCAGGGTAATTGGACGGTTCCGGCAGGTGTCGCGGCGGTTCGGCTGCGCCTTTGGGGCGGTGGTGGTGCCGGTGGCTCGGGCTTGGGCGGCGCCGGCGGTGGCGGCGCCGCTGGTGGCTATAGCGACGGATACTACAGTGTGGTGCCGGGCCAGACATTTGCCGTAACGGTTGGCGGCGGCGGAATTGGCAGCGGAACGGCGGGTGGGCCGTCCGCTTTTGGCTACCTTGCGTCGGCGACCGGCGGGCAGGCAGGCGGCAACGGGGCAAGTGGAATTGGTGGCGCCGGTGGCGCCAGTGGCGGAACGGGTTTCGGTTCAACCTTGCTTGTCGCGGGTCAGTCCGGGGGGGCTGCGCTGCTGGGGGCAACGCTCTGGGCAGGCGGCGCCGGTGGTGCCTCATTTGCTGGGTCCGGAGCGATGCCGGTTGCCGGCACGGCCGGTGGAACTACAGACGGACATAGCTGCTCATTGCCCGGTGGCGGCGGCGGCGGCGGCGTCGGCGGTGGACTTGGCGGCCAGGGTGGAGCGGGCCTGGTGCTCGTGGAGTGGTAGCGGCAGCCGCGCCCAGTTCTAGACCGATGCAACAACATTGGCTAGCGCAGACCGGTATAGTAACGAAAGGTCACCTCTAGCGATATGAGCGGTTGATCACGCGCAATATGATAACATAAAGGTACATCGATCATGGCCACGCAAGCTGTGTATTCGTGGATTGCGTCAACTGCCCGGGTCATCGTGCTGGACGGCTTTGGCACCGTCCCGCGAGGCACACCACAAGTTGTGCCACTTCCACTACAATGGCCGGTTAAGGATCCGTCGGACACACTCGACTATGTCTTGGATATTTCGGAGGCCATCGCCGGCAACGAGGGCGATGCGATAAAGACCCTCGATGTTGTCATTGGCCCAAGCAATCCAGGAGACCTGACACTGCAGTCGGCGAGCGCTAGCGGATTTCAAGCGATATTGTGGCTGACTGCCGGGTTTGCCGGAACGATCTATGCCGTTACGGTTTCCATGGGTACCAATAGCGGCCGAATGCTGAGTCGCACGGTGCTGTTGCCGGTGCTTGGCTTGGCAACGCCGCCGGTTCCTCCTGAGGCCATTATGGACCAGACAGGCGCACCGATTACGGATCAAACCGATCAGCCCATACTTGCTAGCGAATGAAAGACCGCACGCATGCCCACGGTTGATGAGCTTCCTGCCGCGACATCTGTTAGCGACACGGATGAAATGCTGGTATCGCAAACTGATATTGCGCGAAAGGCCACGCGCGCCCAATTACTGGCCGGCGTGCAGCCAGCTCTGGCGTTGCCACAAGGCTCATTGCTCGGCCGGATAAGCTCTGGAACCGGCGCGCCGGAGACAATATTAATCGGCGCGAATTTGACCGTTGCGAATGGCATCATAAGCGCACCGGGCGCATTCGATATCAACGCGCTGCCGGCAGCTGGGGCGCCGCAGGCCGGCGACCTGGTTGCCATCGCGCAGGGCGGCCAAAACGCGGCGGAGACCTATTCGGCATTCATGGGTGGATTAAGCACCATTGCCGGTATAGACGGCTCAAACCTATTGACAAACGTCACCGACGGAATCGGAACACGGCGTGTTGCCGATGCTTTTTCGGATGCCATTACGCTCGAGAGCTTCGGTGGCATAGGCGATGGAGTTACGGATAACACAAGCGCTCTGCTTGCAGCGTTGGCAACCGGTCGACCGGTTCGATTTGACGCGCGGGTATACATCGTTAACGGACCAATATTTGCTGATATCGGATCGAGTTGGCTTGGTGTTGTGGGCGGCACAGTCATTCGGCGGCAGCAAGTGATCCAGTCCCAGCCGTGGATTGAGATTGCGGGGCCGAGCCTTTCTATGGACGGTATCATTTTTGATGCTGCGAAATTGGCGGCGGGCGATTCTCCCGTCGTGCAAATAGATGCCGTCTGCACGGTTTCAAAAATTACCCGATGCGCGTTCATCAATGCCTGGGGCCCAGTTACCGGATCGGGTCTGAGCATAAATTGTGGCACGAACAGCAATCATCAGCTTGTTCTTTGTCAAGCCCACAGCAATGCGTTGAGCGGACTTGCCGTAGGTGGCGGTGGAACCATCGTAGTGGATTTGTGCGAATTTCACGGAAATGGCGCTTGTGGAGTGCAGATCGCTGCCGAAAGTTCCTGTCGCCTTATTGATAACATCTGCTCAAGCAACAATATCGGCGTTTCGGTTGGCAACTGGCAGGCGGCCGCACCGCAATCTCCGACCAGCGTAGATTGTGTTATCGTGCGCAATACCTGTGCAGAGAATACCCTCTGGGGTATCGCTGCAAACTGCTACGGTGCCCTAATAGCCAGCAACTGTTTGGTATCTGATGGAACACAATCCGCCGGTGGCGGGATGCTTGCGCATGTTGCTCTGTCCAGAGTGGCGGGCAATCAGGTAAGCGGTGGCAATATCGGAATTGACGCCAGTACAAGCTGGGGCAGCCAGGTTGCAGGGAACCACATCTCCGGAACCCAGATCGCTATCAGTTGTGCAGGCTGTGTGAACGTCAGTATAACCAGTAATTATCTTATATCCAACGTATGGTCGGTGGACATCCCTGTCATTGCGGCATCTCTGACGACAACGTTGACCGGGCCGGTGACCGTCTCGGCCAACTGGATTGGTTTCACTATTGCACAGGGTGGTGGTGTCTGGGCCCATGATGGAGTGCTCGGCGTCTGCGTTTCCGATAACGACTTCAATGGATGGGGCAGCGCGACTGTAGGGCAGGCGCTTTGGTTGCATACCGATCAAGCAGTTGTGAGCGGAAACCGATGGAACAACCAACCAAGGTTCAGTCTGCAAAGCAGTGAGGTTGCCGGCAAGCAGGCGCTCGTTCTCGCGGACCTAGCTGACGAAGGTATTGTGTTAACAGCGAGTGCAGCGATCCAATCATTGTTAACAAGCCATCAAATCGACACTCTCGGTCAAATAACATTTATTCGCGTTGCCGCGGGTGGCTCGGGGTACACCAATGCCCAAATCGCGATTGCCGGAACCGGCCGCGGTGCAGCTGCCTCGGCCATAGTGGCGGCAGGGGGCATCGTCTGCATTATCGTGACGAATCCAGGTTCAGGTTACGGCGAGGTCGGTACGAATGCGTCGGTGACAATCACGGGCGACGGGACCGGTGCATCGGCTGTCGCGTTCGTTGGAGCGCCGGTGATTGAGGGCAGGCGATTGCGTTTGGCATGCAACTGCGCGGTTGTATTCGCCTTGGCCGGATCTGTGCCGCAGTTCGAAAGCTGGACGGGGTTCAATTCGACCGTTCCTGCCATGGGTGCCGTTGAATTGGAAGGCAGCTTCGGGAGCTGGCGCGCTGTATCGTTTCCTCCGGTTGACTACCTCCAGCCGACCGGGGATGGTGGTACAATTCTTACCAGTGTCTCAGGAGGGGATGTAACGTTACGTCCAAGCAGTGGTGGCGCGCTACATCTCGGCAGCGGCGCGGAACCCGATGGTTGCACTTCATCCGTTGGGCGTGGCGCGCCGACCGGGTTTGTAGCAGCGCCGCCAGGATCAGACTTCCGCAATTTGAATGGTGGTGCCGGCAACACTTTCTGGGTAAAACAAACTGGTATAGATACAAATGGCTGGCACGCAATCGCGTAACGCTTGAGCCTAACGCGCCCAATATTGATCCTCGAGGTGGGTGGCTCGTCGAGGAAAACCAGAGGCTTTGCCTGCTGATCTTCCTGGATGCGTCAGTCGCAAGGTGGCTGTTTGTTAGACCACTAACTCGAGCAGTCGCCTTCTGGCAGGTGAAAATTTCAACCTGCGCAGTTCAAATCAGGAGTTGGCATGCCGACTATTCCGGAATTACCGCAAGCCAACATGACCGGCGGCCAGGATGAGCTGCCAGTTAGCCAATCCGGGATTACCAGGTCTGTCACAATTGCCGAACTCCTGGCCGGTACTCAGCCGGCCATCATATTGCCCAGTTCGACTTTGCTTGGAAGAGTTTCATTGGGCCCGGGTGGCCCTGAGCCGGTTCAGCTTGGTGCTGGTCTGGCGATAGAGGGACCGGAGATTGCCGCAAACGGAACGGATCATGCTGGTTTTCCGTTGGCGCCATCGCTCAACCTTGCGAACCAGGCGGTCATCAACGCGAACGGCGTGCCAATGTTGTTGGCGTTGTCGGCGCTACATGGCGTCTATAATGCGGGAGCCAACATATCGATAAATGGATCTGGCACGATTTCCGCGAGCACAGATCCTGTTGTTACGGCGGACTTAAGCACTTTAACTACGGATTTAGCGACGACGGACGCGGAGGTGGCGGCATTGGCCGCGAAAATCCCGCCTGGCGGCTTTGTTGGCCTGAATGCGCAAGGACAGATTACCGATCCGATGGCCGGGTCGGTATCGTTGGGAACGGTGCAAGTAACACCATCGTCCCCCAGTCGGACGTTGGTTGCAAAAGCATTAGATACCGTCAATGTTGTGGACTTCGGTGCCATGATCGGCATGAGCGACTCGGTGGCCGCTTTCAACGCAGCCTTTAACGCGCTGCCCGCAACCGGAGGGGAGATTTTCGTTCCGTCAGGAAACTACTCTCTGCTGAGCTCTGTAACCTGGTCTGGCAAACCTTTCACGTTGCGGGGCGCCGGCAAGGGCGTGACACGTATCCATTTGCGCCACAGTGGTATTGGCTTCGACATTTCCCAGACCGACCCGTTTGCCAAATGCGTCCTGCGGGACTTCTCGGCATACGCTGAAAATTTGTCCGGACCGACAGCGGCGGTGGCGCGGCTGGTATATCCAGACGAGCCGTCTTTCGGCTACGTTTCGGCGTTCATTACGGATTTGGAGTGCTTCGGGTATCCCAACCCGAGCAACGGAATGCCGCCATATCCACAAACATTTACGCGCGGCATCATATTGAATAATTGTTGGAGCGTGCAGCTAAATAACATTAGTTGGTTTGGACCCGGCGCTACGCCGGGCGCGCTGGACTCCGCGGTAATCGAACTCAATCGTGCGTTCGACACTAGGATTACCGGCGTTCAAGCCTACTTTGGCGCAACAGTCGTGCTTCAGACTGGCTATTGCGAAGGAATTTATTTCACAAACCCCCTGGCGGTGGGAACAGATTTTTTATTCAAGCAAACTGACATAACACAATGGACAGGCTATGTGCCGGGCAAGCTAGTACTCCTTGGCTTCTGGCTGATGAACGGCGAAGTAAACACCAATCTTGGATTTGTGCAGGCGTCCAATGTGGCAGGTGGTTATGTCGTAGGCACGGACTTCTCACGCAACGGCGGTCCCAATTCGTCACGCACATTATTCGACTTTACAAGTGTGTCAAACTTCTACGTACTCGGTTGCGGCTTCAATGGCGGGCCCTCCAATGGTAACTCGCAAGACGTTGCATTCGGATTCACCAGTACGTTCAACTCATCAAGCAACATGATTGGCGGCTGCCAGTTTAGCAACATGGCAACTATCGTGCAGATCAACCAATCCAACGGTACCGTTGGACTTACAACGTTTGGAATCAATCCCGGGAACGTGCCGCTCTCCACGGCATTCATTGATAATTCAAACGCTAGTGTAGGAAACTATCTGGTTTTTCAGAGCCCTGCAACCGCTACGGCGCCCGCGGGCATTGCCAACACAAAGGACCATGTCTTCGCCGCCGCAGACGGTACGCCGGTGTTCAGAATCACGTCGGTTCATGGCGCGGCCAACTATGTCCGTGCGCAGGCGGCCGTACCCAGCAATCCGCCGACGATTGTCTTTGACGGCACCGATGGCAACATAAATGGCGTCATTCAAACCAAGGGTGGCTCTCTTTTCATCAACGCTTCAGGGGGTACGAGCGGTAGCGGTAATCTGGTGACCCTGACCAATATGCCCGGATCCGTGAATTGGATCGTAATGCAGAACGCCACACAGGGAAATTTGAGCATGATTACAACAAATGCCGGAGGAATTGCCGTGCAACCGAAGGGCCAGCTCTACCTTTCGTCAGGCAGTGGAATTTTTCTCCCCGGACTACCCACGAGCCGCCCTCAAGCCGGCTCTGCCCAAATTTGGAATAATGGTGGCGTTGTGTCGATAGCCTGATGCAGATTTTCAGACATCGCCAATCACGGCATTTGCGGGTCTGATAACATTCCCCCTTGTGATTGGCCCATGAAGTAAGGCGGGGGCTCCGCCCCTCGACCCCGCCGGGCAGGGCCCGGACCCACTACTTAAGTAAACGGTCTGGGCCCTGCCCGGCGGGGTCGAGGCGCGGAGTCCCCGCCTTACTTCATGGGCCATTCACAAGGGCGGTTGGTTTGAGTGATCGTTGCGGTGGGTATTGAAGTTGACACTTTCCGATCTTAACCCGCTCTATCAGCAAATGGGAGAAGTCCTGCAGGGCCTGCGCGCCTTGTCGGGGTCGATCGAGATCAGAGCCTCACAGGCCGAAAAGCTTCATGATCTGCTCAGGGTTGACCTCGCCATCCTACGGCAGGATCAAAAGGATCTCGATGAAAAACTCGATTGCGTAATATGCGTTATGCAACATGATCTTGAGAGTATACGCACGGACGGGCTGGCGCACGCGCATGAAATTGCCAAGCTGACCCAGGCAATCAAGGAACTCCGCCGCCCGGTCGCGGAAATCATTGCGCTACGTTCCAGAGCTGCCGGTATCATTCTGGGGCTTGGGGTATTTGGCAGCGCCTTGGGCTGGCTTGTCGAGCCGGTTTACCGTTGGTTCATGGAGCACCACGATTTCAAATAG